ATAAGACTACCGGTGACGGAAAGGCATTGTTTGCAACTGATCATGCAGGTGTTAAGGCTGGTGTGGCTGCGCAGAGTAACGTATTTACCAATGCATTCGGTACTGATACTACAATGCTGAACCGGGTGGCAAATATCGGTAGAAACTTCCGCAATCAGAGCGGTAATATCCAGGGTTATACCTTCGATACCATCATCATTCCTTCCAACGTCCCTGCGCTGGAAGATCTGATCAAGCGTATTATCCGTTCTGAACTGATTGTTGGTTCTTCCAACAATGACGTCAACACACAGAAGGGATTATGGAAGCTAGTAGTAGATCCCATGTGGCAGGTAACTTCCGGTGCTCCTTATATTCTGATGTCTTCTCAGGCAAATAAGGAGCTCAGAGGATCTATGTTCTATGACCGTGTTCCCCTTGACATTGCAAATCAGGTGGACATCCATACCCGTAACCTTGAGTGGAACGGCTATGGTCGTATGTCTGCCGGCTTCAATGACTGGAGACATGTGATTCTTGGAGGTGCATCCGCAGGAACCACACTGAGCGCAACCTAACGGAGGTAGAACATGGTAAAGCCTAATTTTACAATAGGCACCGTGTTTGAGGATGGCGGTCTGTACTATGAAGTGCAGGCCGTACTTCCTTCCGGTGACTATATTTCAAAGAGAGTTGATAAGGTTCCGGAACCTGAAAAAGAGATCACCGTTCCTATTCCGGAACCTGAACAAGAGATACCTATTCCTATTCCGGAGAAAACAGAAGACAAGCCTGTGAAGAAAACAAGAACAACCACACGTACAAAAAATACCGGAGGTAGAAAGAAACAATGAGTATGACCTGGAAAGATGTCAAATTAGCCACATTGCAGAAAATGTTTGCTGCGGATGGAAATATCATACCAACAGATGAATCCACAACGGATTACCTTGCCGGAATGCCGATGGTGGCTAATGAGGCACTGGAAAGGTTATCTACTGCCGGTAAATCTATTGTAAAGAGTGTTGTTATTGCGCACAATCCTTTGAAAAATCTGATTTTTGACGAGGAAGCAAGTAAGATTCATAACCTCGGTACATATGAATTTTCTGGGGAGGGAGCACATGCATATTTCTTTGAATTTACCGGGAAAGGAACTTTAATGGTAATGGTTGGAGGAACAGAATGTGATACTATCCAACTTGAAAGTAAGAACACATATACTGAATATAGAGGACTTCTCGAGAACCCTTTGGATGAAGATGTGGCTCTTATTTTTATCAGCAAATATCCTAGCGCGGTAAAGAATGTTGCATTGTATTATGAGGAATTTGATAAAGAATCAGAAGTCCCTGAATACGCTGAGATGGTGAGATATAATCTCAAAGAGATATGTCCTGACTTCTATCAGCTCGGAGACAATCAGATCTATTACGAGGGAAGCTTAGGTTGCGGGTATATTCAGACCAGTAAGTATTACCGGGAGAGTGATAACATCCTTGTTCTCGGCAGGGATGATCCTGGGAGCTATACGGTATATTATCGTGCATATCCACCTACTATCACAGCAGATACAGCGGATGATTATGTTCTCCCGGTAGATGATGAAGTAGTGGTACTTCTGCCTCTTTATATGGCCAGTCAGCTGTATAAAGATGATGATAACGGTATTGCTACAACATATCGTAATGAGTTTGAAGTAGCACTTGAAAGCCTTATTGACAGCAGTATGCAACAAGGCTATGAAGAATTTACGAGTGAAAGCGGGTGGATTTAATGGCTACAAAATTTTCCATTCCATCAAGCCCAAGCAGGAGTGTTCTTACGATCAGTACATTTTTAGGAGCAGATTTCACAAACAGCCCGGCGGCAGTGAGTGAGAATCAGAGCCCGAACTGTAAGAACATGATCCGGGATGTCCCCGGGAAAGTACGTAAATGCATGGGATATAAAAAAATAGCGGAATATGATGATCAAATCAATGGGTATCATTATATCCGCGGCGAACAATATGGATTGGTCCATGCAGGAACGAAAATGTATTATAACGGCGTTGTAAAGTATTCTGATGCAAATAATGCGCGGAGTAGAAGCTGGCAATTTGACAACAAACTTTATATCGTTGATGGGAAAAAGCTTCTCGTATGGGATGGGGCGGAAGTAAAACCGGCATCGGAATATGCAAAGATACCCACAGTTACGATTGCTAAGGCACCTAATGGCGGAGGTACAAGCTATGAAGATTTAAACCTTATACAGCCTGGTTTTACAGAATTATTTGCAGGAACAGAAGGTGACACCGCGTATCATATGACTTTTGGTGGACTTGATGATACCACAGTGAAAGTCTATATTCTGGACAGCTCCGGCTCTTGGGCGGAGAAAACAGAAAATACGGATTTTACGGTAGACAGAGAAAATGGCATTATCAATTTCACGACTGCGCCTGGCAAAAGTCCTGTAACCGGTGAAGACAATGTAAAAATAACAGCATACCGAACTGTAAGCGGATATGCTGACAGAATAAATAAGTGCTGCATAGGAACACAGTATGGACTGAAAGGGGCAATGGACAGACTGTTCTTAAGCGGAAACCCTGATTATATCAATCAGGACTGGTTCAGTGATCAAAATGATCCTACGTATTTTGCGGATACGTATTATAGCAGTCTTGGGACAAGTAAGTCAGCTATTATGGGATACAGTGTAATCAATAATTACCTGGCAACTCATAAGGATGAAATGGAGACGGACCAGTTTATTGTCCTGAGAGAGGGCGTGTTGGCAGACAACAAGCCAGTATTCCGTTCGGTAAACACTCTGCAAGGCGCAGGAGCCATTGCAAAGGACACATTCGCATATTTATCCAGTGAACCTCTTTTTCTCACGAGATCAGGCGTATACGCTATTACAGCACAGGATATTACGGGAGAAAAATACGGTCAGAACAGAAGCTTTTATCTTAATGGGAAATTGCTGAAAGAATCTGATCTTGAAAAATCATTTGCTTTTGTCTACAAGGATATGTACTGGCTGTGTGTGAATGGAGTTGCATATATCCTTGACGGATTGCAACCTATGCAGACAGATAAGTCCATGCCTTATTCTACAAGGCAATATGCAGGATTTTATAGAACAAATCTTCCGGCAAATTGTATGTGGGAACAGAACGGAGATCTTTATTTTGGTACGACTGATGGAAGAGTGTGCCAATTCTACAGTGATTCTGATGCATTGATATCGTACAATGACGACGGAGAAAAGATAGAAGCTATATGGGAAACGCCAGATCTTGATGGAAAACTGTTTTATAAGAATAAGACATTCCGTTATTTAGCTGTGCGATTGAAGTCTGCTGTTGCTACTACTTTGGAGATGTATGTGCAAAAAAGGGGATTATGGTCATTCATCAAAAAGGATAATTATACTGCACGGTATTTATCTTTTGGCAGTGTCGTGTTTTCAAAATTCACTTTCAGTTCTGATCAGACACAAAAAATTATTCCAACCAAACTTCGTGTGAAGAAGGTAGACAAGGCAAGATTTAGATTCGTAAATTATGAATTGAATGAGCCTTTTGGCCTTTTTGATATTGCACTGGAGTACGTGGAAAATGGTAATCATAAGTAGGAGGTAAACTATGGCTTTTGAAAAAATCACTGATACATCTTTGGTAAATAAAGGAGTGACCGGACTCCCGGATGTCCCCGGACTTACAACGGCAGAAATGCAGGCAAAATTTGATGAGTTATCAAGGGATGTCATTATACCTAAATTAAATGAGATCGTTGATGGACTTAACGGAGACGAGGTGGGATTATCCTCTCAAATCGAGAATCCTGAAACAAAAGAAAAAGATGTAATACAGAATGTTGTGAATGCAATTTATCAGATTGTAAAAGAGAATAGTGATAAAAGGCATGATCATGAAAATAAGGAGACATTAGATAAAGTCACATCCGAATTTTATGAATCCATAACTGAATTAGTCGGACTGTTTAATGGAATATCGGCTGTGGATAAGACGGTAACTGCTGATGATACCAAAATACCGACATCAGGTGCAATAGTCAATTATGTAACAGCATTAGGCGCAGGTGATATGCAGAAGGCTGTATATGATAAAAATAATACAGGTATAGTGGATGATGCGGAAAAATTAGGTGGTGTCGCTGCAGCTGACTATCTACAGACATCATCTTTGCCTGACACAGCAGTTACGTTCGAAGAGGCAGAAACAAGATCAAACATTTCCACTGGGGAAAAGGTTTCTACTGTATTTGGCAAAATCAAGAAATTCTTTACTGATCTAACTGCACCGGCATTTGCACAGATGATTACATCTAAGGAGGATCTGCTGGCGACCAAAGTGACCGGATACGTGCCGGATGCCAAGGCGGTAGCGGATACATATACTGAGTTAAATGGCAAGTTA